AGATCTCGAGGAGCTCGCGCCGGAGTAATCTGGCGCTTTTCGTGAGCTGATGAGCGAGCTCGAAAGCGGAGTCGGTGTCCCCTCGGGCGAGATGGCCGCAAATCGCCTCGTAGCCGTCGAGGTAGGGCGGGAGGATGTCGAGCACCCTCTCCACCCTCGGCGGCCGTTTAGAGCCCTTCTCGGGCATCTATCGCCCCTCTTCGCGAATACCCTCGAGCCGAACGGTCGCGAGGCGGAGATCTTCTCCGCGGTGGTGTCCCCTGTCAGCGAAGACTCGAGCCGCATAGGCGGCCGCAAACTTCGAGGAGAAGAACACGACCGAGCTCTCGAGCGAGCCTTTTTCGCGGAGGACTACGAAGGAGCGTTTAGCGGTGGCAGTTATTGGCATGATGACTCCGGGGAAGGTGCCCCCCGAAGGGGGCGGAGGGGTGTTATTGGCACATTTGTCGAAGGGTCTCGAGGTCGAGGCCGCTGACTTTGTAAACGGTAAACAGCATGTCAGCGTCCATCTCTGATTTTTCGAGGTGCATCCGCCATCCCTGTGGCCGCTCCACCTTCACGTCAATGGTGTACTTCGGAACGAGAGTGCGATTGAGCTTGCGGTCCAGGTTGCATACGATTTTGTGAGCGTCACACGTGTAAGTGGTGTGCATAACGTGGGTGCGAGTCTCCTCATGGATGATGACGGCATACTCGCTCCAAATGCCCGACTGGGGGTTAAATCGTACGACGCTATCGGGGTGAATGGCCTTGGCGAAAGCAACAAACTCGTTGTATTCGTCGAGGTCGTATCGGTGGTTGCGGTCACGGGGAAGGCGTTTGTTCTCTTTGGTTTGCATCGTTGACTCCTTGTTTATGACTCTCTTCTTATAGCGTGGTCCTTTGGACTACGTCAACAAGTATTTTTGAGATAGGCAAAAAAAACCCGCCGAGGAGGACTAAAACCTCGGCGGGTGTCGCATCCGACACGAGATCAGGACATCGGACGCGAGCTTTTTAGGTCTCTCTCATCGAGGACGATCAACAGATCAAGGGCGCGATTCGCCATCCTGCGAAGCTTGATGTCCCCTCGATCCCCGGACTCTACCACGGCGTTGGCGAGGTTCTCCAAGGCGGTCACAAGCTCGGCGCGTTCTCCCTCGAGACGTTCGGTCTCCCGCTCCACGACGTCGGCCACAGCTCCATAGTCCGCCCCTCTTAGGCCGCGAATGAGCCCGAGGATCTTCGGGTTCGAGATCATAGCGCTTGTTTTTCCCAGAGCATGCAGAAGAGAAGAACACCGAAGAAAAGCACCGCGGTGGCGATGTCTGCAATTTTGTCTTTCTTACTCATAGGGCCTCCTTAAAAGGGCATATCGGGGTCAATAGGGGCAGGGGTCGCACCGGGGCGCGGAGTGAGCCAGATCGCTTTGCCGCACTCCCGATCCTTGCACTTGAAATCAGGCGCTCGAGGTGTCCGCTTGGTTTGTCGGTTGTCCCACATATCCGAGCCGCAAGAGGGGCACGGGGGGACATCCCCCGAGGGGGTAAACGCCGCCGGCGTGGCGTGTGTCGTTTGTTTTGCTTCGGACGCTTTACCCGTCGGAGTCAAGGACGAGCCGCCGGCGACGTTAGAGGGTTGCCCCGTAGAGTCGTCGAGGATCCCTATCTCCTCGAAGCTCACGAGAGCGATATTTAGTGCGTTTTTAAGGGCTCGAGAGAGAGCGCGGGTCGACGCCATCGACACCGGGTAAACCTTCACCATGTCGCCAAGGTTATTCGGAGCAGCTTCGCCGAAGTTCACCTTGCGCGAACCCTTAACGGTCACAGTCGCGCGAACGACGGCCGAGCCGGTCTCTAAATTAAGGTCTACAAGCTCGCATTCGCTCTCCCAATTGGGATCGACGTGATTCGCGGCCCAAATAAGGCCGGCGTGCTTAATCAGCTCCTTCCCTCTCATGTTTCGAGGTTTGCAGATGTAATCGTCGCCCATTTTCCGCAGGATCTCGAGGATGTCCGGGGGGCTCTTCTCGGGTGTTTTTGGCATGTTTTCTCCGTTGACGCGTCGAGCCTATATCGGGAGAACCAATAAAGGCAAGAAAAAAAAGAGCACTTGACGCGCCAATCCCCCCGCGGTATCGGTTGAGCCAATAAAGGGGGCCGACGATGACCTTCGGCGAATACCTCCGCGAGGAGAGAAAGAAGCGCAATTGGACGCAAACCGACTTGGCCGAGAAAACGGCCGGGGCGGTGTCTCAGGCAAGCCTTAGCACCTACGAGAGCGGGAAAGCTCGGCCGGCTCATGCTGCGCTTGTGGCGCTTCTCGAGGCGCTCGAGGTGGTTGGAGTAGATCGGGCGGTCGCTCTCCATATATGGGCGGCACCGCTAAAGGGGGAGCGATGAGCGAGGACTTCGGGCCAGTCGTGATCGGCATTGACCCCGGCAAATCCGGCGCGGTGGTCGCTCTCGACATGCAACGGCGGCCGGTGGAAACGTGGATCACGAAAGACGCCTTCACCGTCGCAGCGGGCAAGAGTCGCCGCGAATACGCCGAGGCGCTCATGCAACAGGCGATCGAGGAGCTTTACGGCCGGCGGGGGATCGCGCTTGCTATCCTCGAGAAGCAACAAGCCATGCCGGGGCAGGGGGTCTCGAGCACCTTCCAAACGGGGCTCGGGTTCGGGCTATGGCGGGGCATCCTCGCAGGCATCCCGACGAAGATCGTCCACCCGAGGACGTGGCAGAAGGAGATCTGCCGAGACCTACCCGGCGACACGAAGCGCCGCGCGATGCTGGCCTGTTTTCACATGCTCCCCGATCTCGACCTGACACCAGGGCGGAGAAAGAAGCCCTTCGACGGTATCGCGGACGCGGGGTGCATGGCGCTTTTTGGACTAAAGGAGTTAGGGCGATGACTTGGAGCATTTATCACGGAGACTGTCTCGAGTACCTCGAGAGCCTACCCGAGAACAGCGTCGATGCTATCGTGACTGATCCCCCTTATGGGCTCTCCCCCGACGGCAAGGCGAGAACGTGGGACGATCTGAAGGAGAAGCGGGGCCGCGGTGGCTTCATGGGCCGCGCGTGGGATTCGGCGGTGCCGGGTGTGACTTGGGCGCGAGCTTGTCTTCGGGTGCTCAAACCCGGCGGGCATTTGATCGCCTTTGCATCGACGCGCACGATCCACCGTTTAACCGTGAGCGTCGAAGACGCAGGTTTTGAGATTCGAGACCAAATCTCCTGGATTCAATATCAAGGATTCCCAAAAAGTTTGGACTGCTCGAAAGCCATCGACCAGCACCACGGCGCAGAGCGTGAGGTGGTGGGTCAACATGCAGGGGTGCCAGGCATGAAGAAAGACGCGGGATGGAACGATGGCCCGTGGTTAAGAGGCGAGGTCGGCAGTATCACAGCACCAGCCACCGCAGACGCCAAAAAATGGGAGGGCTGGGGCACGGCGCTAAAGCCAAGCCAAGAGCCCGCGATTTTGGCACGCAAGCCGCTGGAGGGCACGGTGGCAGAGAACGTGCTGAAGTGGGGGGTGGGTGGGCTCAACGTAGACGCCTGCCGCTATGCCTACGGGGATCCTGCTTGGCCTGGTTCAAAAGAGGAAATAGGAGATCGGGCTTCGGGTGGCTGGAACGATTCATTCGTTAACGGTTCATCAAAGAAACGAGTTGAAACGCTCGATCCCGGCGGAAGATGGCCCGCCAATATCTACCAGTGCCCTAAGGCGTCACGCTCGGAGCGGGAGGCAGGGTGCGAGGATCTACCGGGCAGGAGTGGCGCAGCGGCGGTGGAGCGCAAAGAGGGGTCCGCAGGGCTCAACAATCCGAGAGCAGGGGCCGGTCGCACCGCGGAGAGCGTTTGCAACAGTCACCCGACGGTCAAGCCGATCGAGCTTATGCGGTGGCTCGTGCGGCTCGTGACTCCCGAGGGCGGAACAGTGCTCGATCCCTTTACCGGGTCAGGCACTACAGGGATCGCCGCGGTGCTCGAGGGGCGCGACTTTCTCGGCGCCGAGATGAACGACACCGCCGAAGAACCTTTCGTGAGCATAGCGACGGCGCGGATCTCCTACTGGGAGAGACACGGAGAGAGAGCGCTCGAGGTGGCCGGACAGGGGCGCAAAGAGGGCGAGCTCCGAAAGGCGCTCGAGGCCGCGGGACAAATCAAGCTTTTCTAACTGAGGACTAAACATGCCAAACAAGATCGAGATCGATCCGAGAAAGACTGACTTTCTCGGCCATTTTCACCCCGAGGATAGGGAGACGGTGATCGAATGGACCTTTCGACGGTTCAAGACTACCGCGAGAACACCTACCGCCGAGCAGCTGTTCGAGGCGCTTCGGAAGGAGCTCCACAGAGACAGCGTGAAAGACGTCTATCCCTTCCTCCGTGAGCGGTTGCTCTTCATCTTCGAAGCTCGACCCGACGTGGTCAAGGGTTGGGCGGAGTGGTGCATCGAGTGGCACGCGCTACCCCGTGAGGAGAAACAAGCCGCGAAAAGCCGATTCAAGAGAGGGCGCGAGTTATGGGTGCGTCGATGAGTGGGCCAGCGGTGGCCGAGTTCATCGAAGCGATTTGGGGCAACGGAGACGCTCTTATCGAGCTCCGGTGTTTCTCCGACGGCGGCGAGAAGAAGAAGCCTCTTCAATACTGGTATACACCCGAGGAGCTCGCTCGAAAGCTCGAGCCGATCTCGGAGTGGGCTATGCGACAGAGGATAGGAGTCTTCGCCGGTGTCCTACCGCGGAAGCGTGTAGGAGGCAGCACCTCGGCCGATACGGTCCCCGCGCGGGTCGTGTGGGCTGACGTCGACTTCAAAGACTACAAAGGCGGAGAGAGCGAAGCACGAGAGCGCCTCGAGGCGTTCCACAAGCCGAGCGCGATCGTGAGGTCTGGAAACGGTCTTCACGCTTACTGGCTGCTCAACACCGAGCGAGAGCCCGAGCTTCTCTCCACGGGGTGCCGGATGATCGCGGGGCATCTCGGCGCCGATATGGCATCGACGGACCCGGCTCGAGTGCTCAGACTACCGGGCACCTACAACGCGAAGAAGCCCGAGCCAAAGGCGGTGGAGGTCGAGTATCTGGATCC